CAAATTAAGCCGTTGCGTCAAATTTGATTCACCCCGGTTTATGACTTTCGACTATTTATCTATGACTTTCTCATATTTCCGATTGACGCATCTATGAGTTTCCCATAGTCTCCTTACATCAAAGGAGAACGCCATGCATATTCTCACTCGATCAAATCATCCCGAAATATCGAAGTCCTGCCGCGCAGGCAGCGGCGGCAATGATCATCAGAACGCCAGCCAGGGCGGACGCTTTATCGCGCCATCGGCTCTCTCGGCTTTCATTGATCAGGTAGAGCCCTATCGGCAGGCCGAGCGCGCCGACGAAGAGCGCCGCCAGCGTGATTGGTGCGAAAAGCATGGCCTCTCCGAAGGCCTCGACAATTTTGAGCATGAAACGCGCCCCACACCAGCGGCCGATAGGGCTCGCTTTCTGACGGGCGAAACGATGAAGGCCTTGGCAGTCCGCGTCAATGACGTGCTGCTCTTCGCCTGCATCATTGCTCTCGGCATCCTTGCCATCTCGGCAAGCGCCACCGTTGGCTTCGGTCGCGTCGAGCGGGCCGAACAGATCGTGGCGAGGGTCTGAGCCGATGCGCGATCTCACCCATGAATTCCTGTTCGACGAGCTGCCGGTCAAGATCTGCGGCACCTACGACACCAGCGTCCTCGTCTATGGCCGCGCCGTCTTGAAGTCGAACGGCCCCAGCGTCGAGGACGGCTTTGTCGTCACCTCGATACGGCTCGATAGCGGCGCGATGCTCTACCCGCCGAAGACCCCGAGCGGCCACGCCATGCCCTTCGAGGGCGAGATGTTCAACCGCATCTGCGACGTGATTTACAACTCGAAAACGTCTTTGGGGCGTGCCGCCGAGGGCGAGTGGGCGACTGCGGTCGAAGAGGCCAGCCAGCCGGACCCCGACTATGAGCGCGAGCGTCGCCGGGATGATGCGGCTTGGGGCGGTCACAACGAAAAGTCCCGCCTTGAGTATGCGTTTGGGGGTGCAGCATGAGCGCGCCCAACGACGGAGGAGCCGCATTCGCCCACTGCGGCAATCAGGCGGCTGGCGTCATCGTCCAGCCCGGCATGACGTTGCGGGATTATTTCGCTGGTCAGTGCTTGGCTGGCGCGTGGGTAGGGCCGGGCGATCCTGTGGAGCCGATCGATGGCATGGACGAAGATGACGCGATCTTCGCCCACTGGCTGAATGTTGCGAAGGCCGCATACATCGCCGCCGACGCGATGATCAAAGCGCGCCAGCTTGGCGGTGAAGCATGACCGTCTCCGCCATCGCACTTGCCGCGCATCCGGCAAACAAGGATGCCGGCGCCACCGCTATCCGCGCCGTCGAGATCGGCCGCAGCACCGGCATCATCTTCAAGGCCACCAAAGGCTTCATCCCCGCATTTCAGGGCATGGCAGCGCCCGGCTACATGCCGGATATCGATACAGCAATCGAATGGCTTGAGGCATACGCGCTCGTCGCAGCCTAAGCCCCCACGAACCAAAACAGAGGATGAGAACGATGGCTAGCAAGGAACAGCGCTTTAGCAAGGGGGACATGGTTCACCACAACCACTACGGCGAGGGCGAGATCATCGAAGTCGATTTCAACGTCCATGGGCTCTACCGCATCAGATTTTTTCGGTCAGGACGGTCCCTAGATAGGTGGGTCACGGATGATGAGATTTAGTCAGATCGTCTTCGGCATCCTCCCTTCAATGAGGAGGATATCGAATATGATCGAAGGATGTCCGACTTGAGCCAGCTTATCACCTCCGAAGCCCCCACAGCCCCCGGCCTATACCGCATGTCGGAAGCGTCCTATCACGCCGACACGCTGCCGACGCCCAGCCTCAGCCGATCGATCGCCGAGACGCTGATCCTCGAATCCCCGCGCCATGCGTTCGCCGCTCACCCGCGACTGACGACGCCTGACGAGGAAGAGGTAGAGGAGAAGAACAGCCGTGTGCGCGATATCGGATCTGCCGCCCACGCGCTGTTGTTGGGCCAGCCGACCGAGATTGCCGTCCTCGATTACAAGGACTTCAAGAAGAAGGCGGCGCAGGAAGAGCGTGCGGCAGCACAGGAAAACGGCGCAATCGCTCTACTCACCAAGGATTTCGCGACCGTCAATAAGATGGTCACCAAGGCCCGCGCCGAGTTGCGAGGCGAGGAGCATCCAGCCTTGCGCGCTCTGGCTGATCCAGGCGACGAGGTGACCTATAACGAGGTGACGGCTGTGTGGAAGGATCGTTGCGGCGACCTGTGGGCACGCGCCCGCATGGACCGCATCAGCATCACCGGGCCGCGTGTGACGATCCTCGATTACAAGACCACCGAGTTGAGCGTCGAGCCTAACTCGGCGACCAAGACGATCTACAACAACAATTACCATTTTCAGGATGGGTTCTATCGCCGCGGCATCCGCGCGCTGTTCCCTGAGATCGACCGGCACGAAATGCGCCTCGACTTTCTGTTCATCATGCAGGAACAGACGCCGCCGTTCGAGGTCACCGTCAAGCGTGTCGACGCCGCCGGCCGGTTGATCGGCGAGAAGATGGTCAGCGCGGCCTTCCTGCTGTGGCGCAAGTGCATGGCCGACAACTGGTGGCCCGGCTACCCGAACGGCATCAGCGAGGCAGAATGCCCTCCTTACGTTGATACGCGATGGACCTCGAAAGAGATCGAAGACCCGTATCTGCAGGGTCTCGGGTTTGATCCCATGCCGTTTTACGAGACCTCACCCTATCGCCCGAAGCAAATCATGGAGCCGAATTAATGGCCGACACACTATCCATAGATGCCCAAGTGCTTCTCTCCGCGTGGTTCAGCTTTGGGCCCAAAACCACGGTTCGCGTCGGCGGGGAAGGCGCAAAAAGCGTCCTAACCAACAGAGGGAAGGTCGCGATCGATGAATTGATATCGGGAGGCTACGTCACCGCCAACGAATTCAACCACTTTGGCCGCATGGAATATGTCGGCTCCGAAAAATGCGTGGGACGAAGGCTTTCCATGGCGAAAATGGAGAAGTACGGCCGATGGAGTCCGACTGAGCCTAACCCGGCCTTGAAAGGTGGCGCACTATGAACACCGTCACCGACGCCGTGCGCGACGACACCAGCCTTCAGGAACTCCTGTTTCAGCTTTGCAAGGTTGATACCGAAGCAGGCATCCTTACTTGGAAGCACCGGCCAGTTGAGATGTTCCCGTCTCAGCGGGCCTGCGATTCATGGAACACGCGTTTTGCCGGCAAGGAGTCCGGGTCAACCAACAAACGCGGATATCGCGAAGTCCAGATTGACGGGCGCCTTCACCTTCGCCACCGACTGATATGGCTCGCAGTCCACGGATATATGCCCGTTGAGGTAGATCACGAGCATGGTGTCGTGAAGGGTGACGGTATCGGCAACCTGCGAGAAGTCACCCAAGCCGAGAACGTGAAGAATCTCAGCCGGCAGAAGCGTAACCGGACCGGGTGCACAGGCGTCGATAAGTTGCCCACCGGGAAATACCGGGCAACGATCCGTTCCGAGGGGAAAATCTATCGCCTCGGTCATTTCACAAATCTCGATGAAGCAATTGCCGCGCGCAAATCGGCGGAAAAGCTTCATGGCTTTCATCCAAACCACGGCAGGTCAGCATGAGCGGCATTTTCACAGACGGCGTGCGAGACGACACGTCCCTTATCCTCGGGGTTGCCGGCGCTTCCGGATCTGGAAAGACCGTGACGGCGCTCCTCCTCGCCCAGGGGCTTGCTGGCGACGATGGTGATGTCGCCTTCATCGATACCGAGGGCGGCCGGGCGCGGCACTACTTCCCGACCCCGAGCGATAAGCGCACGAAAGAGGAGCTTCGCAAGGAGTTTCTGTTCCGCGTGAAATACATGGATATGAAGCCGCCATTCACCCCGCGCGCAATCTGGGGCGCGATCGAGGAGGCTATTAAGATCGGCGCCAAGGTCGTTGTGGTCGACTCCACATCTGACGAGTGGGAAGGCGTCGGCGGTCTCCATGACATGCACATCGCCGAAATGGCCCGCCTCGCCAAGAAGCCCTACGACAGCCTGCAGGATTGGGAGTTGCATAAATTCAACTTCCCGGCATGGGGCGTCCCGAAGGCCGAGCACAAGACGCACCTGATGAAGAACCTGCGCCAGGTGCGCGCCCACGTCATCTTCTGCTTCCGTGCCCGCGAGGTGACGAAACCGATCGAGGTTGAAGACGACAAGGGCCGCAAGCGCATGACGGTGCAGAATATCGGCTGGCAACCGATCTGCGAGCAGAACATGCTCTACGACATGACGATCTCGTTCATGGTCACGCCGGACGCGAAGGGCGTGCCGTTGATGCAGGGCGATAAGTTCTATGGCAAGCTCAACGATCCCTATGCTCAGTTCTTCCAGCCCGGCAGACAAGTCTCGTTTGAGACCGGCAAACGGCTAAGAGCCTGGGCACGAGGCGAAACGTCCCACCCCCCTGCCACCGCCAAAGGGCAGGAAGTGAAGGGGGCTGGCGATTCCGCCGAACAGCCGGCCCCCGTTCATAACGCCGAGCTGCTGACGGAATATCACGCCAAGCTTTCGGGCGAGATCACACTCGATGACCTGAAGATAGCGCACGAGGATTTTAAATCGCGGCTCGGTCCGGACGATATGGACACAGCCCGCAAGATCCTGCGCGCCCACAACGACCGGCTGAAGGGTGTCGTCGATGCCGACGCGACCAACACCTATGTCGGCGGCCTCATCGATGGCGAATGATCCAGCCACCCCCGCCTCTCTTCCTACGAGGGATAGATAAACATGAGCGAGACGAAAATTAACGACGGCGGTCCAGCTTTCCCGGTTGAGGTTTACATCAATCACGATGGGGAAATGCACCCCGAGCAAACCGGCCCGCATACGCAACGGGCCATGGGGGCTACCCTGCGCGATTGGTTTGCCGCCAATACGGAAGAGCCGGATGATCTGGCTGTTGAATATGCCGAGGCCATCACTGGCAGGGAGCAGCCGCATAAATCTGTCACCTTGGGAAAGCTTAGCCCCGAAGCCATCATCGAGAACATTAAGTTCTGGGCAGAGGCGCAGGCTCGCTATCGCTACATCATGGCTGACGCGATGCTTGCCGCTCGTGTCCCTTCCCCCTCCACTCCAACAGAACCCGACATCAACCAGGGCCTTTCCATGGCCGGCAAGCTGCGGGAGAGGACAGAGGGATGAGAGTTCTTGTCGCCTGCGAATACTCCGGCCGTGTTCGCGATGCCTTCCGTGCCCAAGGGCACAGTGCCTGGTCCTGCGATATCCTACCGACCGAAGCCGATCCAGAGTTCCATATAGAAGGACCAGTCCAGTCGGTCTTGCACCTCAAGTGGGATTTGATGATAGGCCATCCGCCCTGCACCTTCATGGCGAACAGCGGTGCCAAGCATCTCTATCTCGGCATGAAAAAAGAAAACGGCCGCAACGAAGATCGTTGGAAGAGCATGGAGGAAGGCGCGGCGTTCTTCAAGATGCTCTGGAGCGCCAACATACCGCGTATAGCGATCGAGAACCCGGTAATGCTCGGCTACGCGGCGGGTATAATCGGCGCGGACTTTACCCAGTCAATTCAGCCGTGGCAGTTTGGTCACCCAGAGGTGAAGCGCACATGCCTGTGGCTCAAGAACCTGCCGCCACTCGCATCCAGCAACAATGTCTACGAAGACATGATGAAACTGGAATACGGCGAGCGCGCCAAGGTCCACCACGAAAGCCCCGGACCTGACCGGTGGAAGAATCGTAGCCGCACCTATCACGGCATAGCTCAGGCGATGGCCGAACAGTGGGGCGCTCTCTCCCCCACCCCAACCCTACCCCTAATCGAAGAGAGGGCGGAATAGTGGAAACCGAACTTAAGCCGTGCCCGTTTTGCGGCGGCGAAGCAGCTTTTAAACAAACCGGCCCCAACGAATTAACACTCAGATGTGTCGGGGTGCAGCCATCGGGACTTCTCGGATGCGGACCAAAGTACGTCCAGAAGGGTGGTATCCGCTTCACGCTGGAATGGCTGACAGGGAAAATGACGGAGAACTGGAACCGTCGTGCCTCCGACGCTGCCCACGCCTCCCTTGTCGAGGAAAACGAAGGGCTGGAGCGCGATCGAGCCGAGCAATGGCGGTTGCGTCGAGAAGCTGAGTCTGACCGGGACATGGAGAAGGCCGTAGCGCTATCGCTTAAATTAGAGCGCGACGATCTTCTTTCGAAACTGTCCGACATCATGGACGGTTGGGATTTTTGGGATGCTGCCCCAACAGATCGCGAGCCGCCGCGCGCTGCAATCCGCCGTGCCCGCGCCGCCCTCTCCGCAAGCTTGGAGGGCTCGACCGATGCAGATTGAGATCAAGGGAAAGATCAGCGCCGACCCTCGCGACTGCATCCTTGCAATCGAGGCCGTGACAAAGTCGATCTGTCAGAAGACCGGCCAAGACCCGGCAGAAGGCGTCATGATGCTGCTGACGGCGGCTGCGCACCTTACGGCGGTCTACTCTGGCAAGACGGCAAACCAGAATATCATGACGCTCGCCTCTTGCCTCGGCAACGCAACGGTCGCTGCGGACGATTTTTTCAAGCTCCGCGCCGCGTCCACCCCCATTCCCCCAACTCGTAGCCAGGAGCCCACAAAATGAGAAACGAACAGGCAAAGCATACTGCAGCACGTCTTATCGCACGCACGGACGAAGAAGATGGCGTGTTCGTCACTGAAGAGCACGGAGCGATCATCGCCACCGTTGGTGGCCCTGCCGACAGCCGGTTAGAAAAGGCCATGCTCTTTTCCGCAGCCCCAAATCTTCTGGACTTTGTGGAGAAGGTCAGGGACTTCGCCCGAGAACGTTGCGATGAGGCTCTGTATGCCGAAGCTGACGACCTTATCGCAACGGTGGAGGGCTGGTCATGACAAACGAACTGCGCGGCGTGGAAGCTGCACGAGACGAAAAGATTGAGCGGCATAGGGCGGCAGTGCAGGCCGTATTGGCTACCATGTGCGAGCGGCATGGCATACCGTACGATGAGTGCATCGAAGCCGAGGACGTTGAAACGATCGTTCGCGCCTACCTCGAAGCCACCGCCCCCGTCATGGCTGGGGCGAAGGTGAAGCCGTTAAACAAAACGCAGATTGAGACGTTGGCTAACAATATCCACAACGTCGATGATTTCGCCTACACGGTCGAATGCCTGACGCATCACCTCTCCGAGGCCGTCCAGCCCAAGGCCGGCGATAATGCGGAGGTGGAGGTGGTAGCGCCCTTATCGCATTTGGGGGGCATCCACATAGCTGGATGGATCAACGAAGACGAACTTCCTGAGAGCTACCCTTACGATGTGATGTACCCGCATTCCAAGGTCGATGGAGTCCGTCTGTTTCCAATCTTTGCACCAGATGAAACGCCTTCAGCGAGAACGGGGCTGTTACGCGAGGCATTAGCTCGCATGGAGAACTGCTTCGAATATCTCGCATCCACCCGCACCCACGAAATCTATACGGCCATGATAGACGGCGGCCAAACACAAGCACTGCTCGATCTGGATGCCGCACGCCGGAATGCGCGTGATGTCCTATCAGCCACCGCTGCTGAGGCAAGCCCCGTCTGCCAAACTTGTAACGACACAGGCAAGGAAGGCCGGCATTCGATATGCCGAGATTGCGACGAGACTCCCACGCCCGCCTGTCCCCCACCACTCCCACACCCGATGAGGAGCCGCAATCATGACTAAGATCAAGAACGACCCCAAGAAGTACAAGAAAATCGGGATGGTCCAAACCGAGAACCGCGCAGAATATTTAGCAAAGCGCGCCTCCCTCTCCGCTCCCCCAGCGCCAGCACGAGACGAAGAAATAGAGAGGCTGCAAGCACGTTTGGAGATGCTGGAGCGGTCAGCAAGGCTAGCGCTCGATGTGCATGCGGAGCGCGATTTCCTCTCCCAAGAGGCACGGCGCCACGCCTCGCACTATCCTGAGGCCTCAGACGGGCGCAATACGTTCATTCTGTTCGCGGAGATGATCGAGCGGCGGTCAGCCCTCCAATCCGAGCGGGCGGGAAGCGGTGATGCGGTGCGGGTGGCTTTGGAGGCGGCGGCAACTGCTGTCGACAAAGAATGGCGAGCGTCCGGCGCGATGAACTGTACCCACGTTTGCGCCATTATCCGTTCCGCCCTCACCGTGGACTCCGACCTCCCGCTAGCGTTCGCTGATCGTCACAATGACGAGACTGGCGAATGTGAGGCAGTCGAGGTCAACCCGCCCATGGTTCAGAAGCTGTTGGACCGCATTGCCGACCGCCCAGCCGCCGGCAAGGAAGGCGAGCTTATCCGCGATCTGGTGAAGGCTGAGGCGCCCGTTTCAAGTCCGAGCGGTATCGATGAGCCGGAAAAGATGTGGTGCGAAAGCTGCGGAGAGGCAGAGCAGTCCATCCACACTGAATACACAGGTCTCTGCGACCAGTGCTGGATAGAACAAGGGGATCAGGAATGAAGCCATATTTTCAATCTGGCGAAGCCACTCTCTATCACGGCGATTGTGGCGAGATTTCTCAAACCTGCGATCTTATCGTAACCGACCCGCCTTATGGGCAGGAGTTCGTCAGCGGCAAGTCAGGTGGCAAGTGGGGCGCTCTTGTCGGGGACAACGATGCTGACGGCGTGGAGGCGCGCCTCGCGCAGGCTCTCAAAGGCCTTAAGCGCGGCAGGCATGTCTATATCTTCTCTGGCTGCCTTGACCTCTCAAAGCTCCCACTCTGCGGTGTAACGGAGCTGATATGGGACAAGGAGATGATAGGAATGGGTAATCTATCGTCCCCTTGGGGGCCGCAGCACGAGAAAATTGTCTTCGCGAACTACGAGATCAGCAAAGCCAACCGCGAGAAAGGCTATGGCGCTCTATCGGCTCGCCTTCGAAAAGGCTCGGTCATCCGGAGCCTTCGGGCCAACAGCGGCCGTGTGAAGCACCACCCAACGGAAAAGCCCGTCGATATCCTCCGTCAGCTCATCGAGAGCAGCAGCGTCATGGGTGAGACTGTCTACGACCCATTCGCCGGAAGCGGGTCAACCCTCATCGCAGCGATCCTCGAAGGGCGCAACGCAGTCGGTTGCGAGATTGATGAACGGTACTGCGAGACGGCGGCTCGACGGATCGAAGAAGCCCTGAAGATAGGCGCTGCGGCATGAGGATTACGCCGCAGCATCTTCGGGAAAAAGCTGAGTTCGCCGAAGAGCTTGGTTACCGAGATCACGCCAGCTTACTTCGCGATGCGGCTGAAACCATAGAAGAGCTTCAGACAAACAGCCCGTCCGATCGATCCGTTCCGAGTTGTGAGTCCACTCCACGGATAGACGAAACTAGCAAACGGACCATGGGGGAGATCTTGCAAGATCAACGAAAGCATCGTCTTCGACCCGCCCTCACCCGCGCCAGAGAAGCAGGATATGGAGGCGACAATGGGTGACAGCAACCACCACTACCTAAGCAAGGCGCAATTCCTATTTGGAACTGACGTATCCGATAAGCTGGCTCTTGAGCGCCGGCGAGACGAGGAAATTGCCAAGGCACAAGCCTTTCACGCTATTGCTTATCGTGAAATGCCTGAGGATCTTCGATCCCAAGCCAAGGTTTGGGGCGTTTCCGCCATAATGGAAGCTGTCTGGATGAACGCTTGGGAGAACGGCTACAAACAAGCCGAGCGAGATCGCGCCGCTCTATCGGAGGGCCGGGACAATGGCTGATCTCGTTGACCGGCTCCTAAAGCGCTCGGAAGATGACCAAGCCTGCGCTGAAAATAGCATGGCGGTCTTCGAGGCCCTTGGCGAGCACTATCGAGCCTTCGATCAACGAAGCGGCCGGTGGAACACCTATGCCGTCCGGATGGCTGTGGATCACAAGAAAGGTGCCGAGCGAGACGCCCAGCATGCTGCGGATCTGCGGGAGGTCGTTTCCGAAATCTCCCGCTTGCGTGAAGAGAACGAGCGCATCCGGAATGAGGCACGGGAAGCGTACCGCGCCGCCATTGACCGCTCCAACCGAGCGACCGATGCTGAAATAGACGAGGCCATCCGCGCCCTCAAAGCAGAGGAGCCGAGAGGATGACAGAAGACCGCTGCGCATTCGAAAACGGAAAGCTGGACGAGATCGTTTCCACGGCCGGCGCCCATCTTGAGCGGATAGGCTCATCCAAATGGTTCCTGTCGTTCCAGCATGCGGACGGGTCGGAAACGGCACTTTGGTTCACATCTCGCGATCTGCCAGCGCTGCTGGAGAAGAGGGGTGCCCGTGCCATCGCCTCGGCCATCCGCGCCATCGCCAAGGATACGGGAGGTGGGGAATAATGACCGACCGCCTCGTCTACATAATCGGCCTGATCATTGCGCTCGGCTTCTTCTCACTCGTTTATTGGATGCTCGGAGCGCTGTTGCGATGACAAAAGCTGGTTCCCTCTTCATCACCGAGGCGCAGCTTGCTGAGCGAATGGGCGTGTCGACGGAATTGCTCAAGACCGCCGTGCCCGCGCTGACGAAGTCCGGTTTTCCCATCCCTGATCCGCTTTTCGACGGTCGAAGGTATTGGCCGGCCTGTAAAGCGTTCCTTGATCGCAGGTACGGACTCGCGTCACAATCGCCTCAGGGTAATCCAGCCCTTGACGGAGAAGAAAAATGGTAAAAGCTCCCGGCCTCAAATCGAGACCAAGGGATAACGGCACGGTCGCCCACTATTGGGTGGCGAGTGCGGTTTCCAGGCATGCCGAGGGGTATCCCCTCAAGACCGTGCGTGTTCACGGTACCGACGACGAGATTGCGGCAAGGTGCAACGTTCTCACCTCCGAGCTGAAAGAATGGCTGTCCAATAAGGGGCTTGGCGAAAAGCCGATTTATGACGGCACGGTCAAGTCGCTGATCAAGGTCTACCAGCGGACGGCGGAAAGCCCTTACCACGAGGTCAAGAGCAACACGCGGGCGATGTACGACGAGAGCCTGAAACTGCTCGAGACCACTGTCGGCGATCGGCGCCTCGAAAAGTTGACCGGCCTCGACTTCAAGCGCTGGTACAATAATCTGAAAAAGCCGGCGGAGGACACCGAGAAGAAAGCCAAGGCGAGGGCTGAGGCCACAGCAACAGGAACGCCGCTACCACCGAACCCCGAACGCATCCGCCGCGCCTACAAGGCGATGCAGCTGCTCAGGATCATCATCGGCTTCGGCGTCGTTTCCGACATCAAGGAGTGCTTTCGCCTCAAGATGGTTCTGGAAGAGATGGAATTCCATTCGCCGCGCGGGCGTTCCGAGGCGATCACCTTCGAGCAGGCGCAGGCTATTTGCCGTCTTGCCATCAAGAAGGGCAGGATCTCGGTCGCGCTCGCCCAGGCCTTCGAATTCGAACTCACGCTTCGGCAGATCGATGTCATCGGTCGATGGGAAAAGACGGACGATCCTCTTGCCGGCGGCATCGTCGACCGCGGAAGGCGCTGGCGTGACGGGCTACTGTGGTCGTTCCTCGACAGCAAGGGTCTCTTGCAGAAGGACACCAGCAAGACCGAACAGGAAGCCTCGCACGATACGATGCAGTATCCGTTCCTTCGCGAGATGATCGATCTCATCCCACCAGGGGACAGGGTTGGCCCGATGATCAAGTCGGAAACAACCGGTTTGCCATATCGGTACCGGAACTTCGCCGAACTCTGGAGAGAGATCGCAACAGAAGCTGGCGTCCCGGCCCATGTGTGGAACCGCGACAGCCGAGCCGGCGGCGTGACTGAAGGATCGGACGCAGGGGCGAACCTCGAACATCTGCGCCACCACGCGAACCACAAAAATATCGCGACGACGGCCAGATATAACCGCACCACGCTCGAAAAAACTCAGACCGTGGCGAAGCTTCGAATCGCTCACCGTGGCGACAAGAACGCCACCGGAACAGCCGAGTAGGAACGCCGTAGGAATGCTTAGGAACGTCAGGCAGCAGGCGAATAGACTAACAGATTGTTTTAATTGGGGGTTTTATGGTGATCCCGACGCGATTCGAACGCGTGACCCCCAGATTAGGAATTTGTACCTAGTCGTTGGAATTGCTTCCTGACGTTCCCTAAATTTAGCGTTCCTGCGCCCACATGTAGGAACGTGGTCCTTTCAGATCGATCGCGTTGCGAGGGCTACGCACGCCAAGGCGGCCCCAGCATAAGCCACGGACGCATGCAGGTTTCGGAACCTCACCGAGACCGTGTCAGCGGCAGACACCCAGGAATGCAGTATTGCCAGATTGGCCGGCAGATTGACCGTCAACCCGAAGGTGACGTGGTCGCCGGGGGCAGCTCCGACAACAGCGAAACCGACATCGGCCTCGACACCAGCGGCAAGCGCTGGAACGACGATGCTGCCGGCCGCGCGCACATAGTTTGTAATCTTTGCGCCAGGCGGGCGCATGTTCTTGAACTGGGCTTTCTTGTCTGGGTTGCTAGGGTCGCTCACATCCCAGATATAGAACAGGTCGTTGTCGGCGAGCGTAGTCAGCTCGGCTAGATCGGAAATCTTGGTCATGTCGCCCTCACTTCGGCCGCAGAAAAACGCCGGGCTGCGGCTTGCCGGTCATCATGTCGACCTTGGAGCCGACCACCTCAACCTTCGTCGACAGAACGGACATGTCCTTGCGGATCGCATCAAAGCCGTCCTGCATGGCCTTGCGTGTCGCCTCTTGCCCGGTCATGACAAGATCGGCGAGCCGGTCCTGACGATCCGCCATGGCCTGCCCCTTCACCTCGACTTCCTTCATTCGGTATGGAAGGTCTGAGGTTCGGTCATCGAGATTTTTGAGCGTGTTCGAGAACTCGATACGGGATTGAGAGCGGGAGGATTCGATACTGTCGAGACGCCATTCCAGCGTCTTGACGTAGATGGAGCCCCCGACGATCGCGGCGATGATCGGAACGACGGTTATCGGGTTGAACTGCCAGACAACGCGTATTTTTTCCATAGTGCCACCCTCGATCGAAATATTAACGTTTTCATCTGCCATTTCGTTCTGTCACTTCCGGCACTGCGCATCTTTGCTGCACTGAATATTGTGTGCGGCAACTTCCTGCGTAAAAGGTCGATCGTTCTGGAAAATGAATGCGCGGGTTTGGGCACTCGGGTGAAGGGCGGCATAGCCGGCCCCGTCACTGACACCCGTCGTCGTGCCACACGCCGCCAAGGGCGCGGCAAAGATCAGGATCAGACATCCCCTTAACTTTTTCATCGGTGATGTTCCTTTCCTTGATCTGGTTGAAGACGGCGGTCTTGGCCGCCTGATCTGCTGAGGCCGATCCATCGGAGTGACCCTTCAGATAAATGCCGCCAACGACGATGAGGATGCCGCCGACGATAGCCGCCGGCTTCCAGATGTCCTGAAATGCGAGGGAGAGCAGCGCCATCATGCCGGCGCCGCCTGCGATGATTGCGGGGTCGTCGGCAGGTCGAGGACATCAGCCCGCCTTGCTTGAACCCGCTTGGCGTACCAGCGATACGCAGCGCCACCCCCGACAAGAGCGACCGAGCCAACCGTCATCCACATCAGCGCGTGGTCGATGACCATGCTGGAGCCTGCGAACTGCGAAAGTTGATCCTTGGCGCTGGCGATATAGCCGGTGATAGCACCGCCCGCGATGCCAGAGCCAGACGTGCCGTCTGCGATCGCCAAGATGGGCGATGGCTTCGCATCGGAGATAAAGGCCTTCGCGTCGCCGCCGGCCACATAGGAGATCTCCGGTCCAACCGAACCGTTTGCCCAGGCCTGACCGACCGCCAGCACCGAAGCGCATCGAGCCATCCAGCCGCGGCCGAAATACTTGAAGGTCTTGAGAGCCTTGAGGAAGGCTTGCCGGCGAGAGATGATCGCGGCGACAAGAGCATCATTGTCGTTGACGCCAGCGGCGGCAAGGATCGTTCCCTGCCCGATCACACCATCAATGGCGCCCTGGTAGAGCCCCATCGCCTGAAGGGCGCGCTGCAGCCACTTGACGGACTGTGCGACACCTGAATTCACATTGCCGTCGAAAACGACATAGGAGACGCCTGACGCGAGCTTGTCGAGCTGCGCGATATCCCAATAGCGTTGTCGGTATATCGCGGAGACTTCGCTGTCCTCGATCGACTGCACCGAGCGGATCGGCTGCCCCTTCGACATGCGCCACTCGTTGTAGACGCGCTGAGTGATACCCTTGTTTGTCGCGCCGCCGGGATCATTCTTGTTGTTGGTGAAGCCACCTTCGACCACCAGCAACTTCGGCAGGGATCTCGCAAATTCGTCCATCGCCATAGCTCCATAGGAAATATGGCCGGATAATCGTCGCAGCGTGGAGACCCTGCAAAGCACAGGTAGGAACGACGCTATGAAGCGGGGATGAACGCTAAAGGCGGTTATTCTGCGGGGATGATGGCCGTTGGGCGGTCTCTAGAAGTCAGCCGCTTGCCCAAGGCATTTGCAGGCCTCTCGATCGCCCGCTCAAAAGCGTCAGCCATCGGAATAGTTACGGCAGTTGTCGTGATCCCGACCAGGAGACCACTAAGCACGGGCCATTCTGCTGTGATACCAATATTCCGCGCAATCGCCAGCATCACCCACATGACCGGCACATTCAACAGGTAGAGGCTGTAGCTGATGCGCCCAAGCGTGACGAGTGGGCGGCTATTCATAACAGTCGTCATCAATCCGGCAGATGCGGAATAAACACACGCGACCAAGCCGGCCGATGCCAAAATCTGAACGATGACGAGCATACTTGAATTCAAAGAGACGAACATAGTCGCAAAAACATAAAGCAGAGCCATCAACAATATGGCGCCGGGCCGCGGCTGAGGGGAGCCGCTACTCAAAATCAATTTAGCCGCGAGCATCCCGGCATAGAAAGCGAACAAGGCCCCGCTGAGCGTAGGCGAAAAGCTTGTCAGGAATGGAGTCTGCGTTTCCAGCAAGGCGACAGCCAGACAGAATATCAACCCGGCAACACCAAACCGGCGAGCCATCCAGAAGCCGACGAGCAGGAAAGGGATCACAAGCACCTCGACTTGGATTGTCCAACTCGCGCCGTGCATCGAGATCTTCCAGAGAAGCATATTCTGGACGGTTAGGCTCGGGCTAGCGGCCGCCATAAAATCCGAGGATGTCGAACCCAATTTTACTGCGATGGTCCCGATCGCGAAACAAACAGCCAGGGCGGCGACGAGGGCAGGGAAAAGCCGCATGAAGCGCCGGACAATAAATGAAAACCACGACCATTCGCCGCGGCTAACATCTCTCTCCATGGAAAGCATCAAGACAAAACCGCTGAGAACGAAAAACAACAGGACAGCGTTATGCCCGTTGGTCAGGGTGAGAAACACTTTGAGGAAGCGCAAATAATTTGTGTTTAGATCTTGGATGGGAGGGACGAGAACAGACAAAGCCGCATCGTTTTGGTTGAGAATTGAGTGATAGAAAATTACGAGAACCGCAGCTATCCCCCGAAGGCTGTCGATTGACGCATTCCTTTTCCGTTCCAAGATCAAGCCTCCGCCGAAACCATGCCTCCGATTCTACCGAATGCAAGCATAGGTCAACGATCTAAGGCAAACAGCACCATATGTGCGCAAATTAATGCGAACGTCTGTGCTGATAATGCAACATATTGGTGTCGATGTGAGGTTTCTAACCTGCCGCAGGACCAGCGGTATCCACTACGGTGCCGGCATGTACGATGCTGTCCCGAATGTAATCGGATGCGGCAGACAGGCTGTAGTTTCCAGCCGTATTTTGGTATGTGCTGCATCCATGGAACATGTTGGCGCTGCCTGGTCCGGTCGTGACAATTCCCCGGTTCGCATTCGCGTTAAAATCTCCGGAGACATTCATTCTCGTGGACGTATCGGCAAAAAAGCCGTTAAGCGTCCACCCATAAGCTTGAATGTTGGTTGCTCTGAACTGCGTCACCCCGGCAATTGCGAACCCACTCTTACCCGCAAGTCCTGTGCCAGCAAGCTGCGTTGAAAGGACATTGCTGAGCGCGAAGAGAGACCCGCCTGAAATAACGCAGCCGCTGTCGACGCAGTTTACGAGGGTGCTATTGCCACCCCTCACATTGCTGCAGGTCGCGAATACAAGACCTCGACCTCCGGAGTGGTCAGGGATAAAGTTTTCGAAGTAAACGAAGTTGCAGTGATCGAAGACAGCCCCATCCTGCAGCGCTTGAACGCTGGTGAAGGCGCTACCGTTCTGCGCGCAATTGATGAAGAATATGCCTTCGGCATTCGCGAAGAAGAACGCAGGATAATTGTAAGCGGCTCCCACCATCGACACGCGGTCGACCACCACGTTGACGATGTAATAGGAAGCCCAACAATCCCAAGTCGCCACGCCATAGCCGCGGTGTGCCGCCCAGGTTATGTTTCGGATATTCAAGAATGTGACGATGTTTGCCGGCGTGGCGCTATTCTCGTCCATAATCCCGCCGCCGCAGGCCGTCCCATAGATGTTTTCAATCGTAATAGTCGTCATCGGACGAAGACTACTTCTGATCAAAATCGCCGGGGAGGCGGTCGCCATCGGAGCGCCGCTGATATTGAACCCGCCAACATATTGAAAACTGTTCTCAATAAAGATTGGCGTGACGGCGCCTGTGATAACGGTGGGCCACCCCTTTCCAATCAGGGAATTCCTCGAATTTTTAAGCCGGACCTGCGTTACCTTTACACTTGCCCCCATGGATGCATCGATGATCGCAACACCAATAACATCTAGCGCGCCTTGAATAGCCGCAGTGTCATCTGTGGTGCCGTCCTGCGCGGCACCAAAAGCTCTAACCGTTGGAGGAGAACCAGCGCTATAAGAGCGCTCCCAATAAAAGTTTGGCGTGTTGCTGACGACATAGATGCCCTCTTGCGCATCCGTGACAGGTGGCGACCCGGTGCGCAGCACGAAAGTTCCCTGCCGTCCAGCTTCCATTAGATAGACCGGGCGGCTGATAGCCGTGGTCAATGACTTCATGGCGGTGCGAGTAAGGACAACGATCGGCAAGAGGTTTAATTCATAGCCGGTCTCAGCCGCGTTGACCGTAAGCCCTTTGCCTTTGTTCCCGACTGCAACGGGTGGGAGATTGACGCCAGCAGCGGCGGCAGCGGCGGCAGCGGCGGCTATCGCTGCCGCGGCAGCAGCAGCGGCAGCGAGCGCCGCGTTTTCCTGAGCTGCGCCGATATCTGCCGCCGAGAAGACACCGCCGTCCTCTCCAAACGGTGCCTTGTGCGACCGATCGATGTCCCGTCGCGCCTCCTGCGATTCCGCTTCGAGCGTGTCGAGCGCGAGGTTTTGGTCTCGAACCGGGAGAGGGGCGCCATCAACGAAGCGGTTCGTGCGGTGCGGCGCACGCTTGCCAACAACCTCAACAAGACCTGTGACGCCGACCGCAAAGACAGCTTTGCCGTCCGTCGCAATGCCCTGCACATAGGTGGCCGACACAGAAAAGTCGAAGCGCTCCACGCCATTGACGAACACGGAGATATCGTCGTTGTCGAAGATCGGGAATACCGCAGGGAAATCCGTCGTCGCGACGACTGGATTATAAGTGGAGATGCGAGGATCTGGCGTGGTGATAGACATGGCGGGAGATTGCCAACGACGGCTTCACCCCGCAAAGCACAGGTTACCGGCGGCTGGTGACGTTGCCGAGGTCCGGGCCGCGAGATGGGAGAGCATCGCCGGGAGACCACCAGAAGCCTTGCCCGTAATCCTTCTTGACCCGCCGTTCATAGCGCTTGAAGGACTCGCGATAGTTCGGATCGATCATCGCCTGAATGTTGTCGAAGAGCAGCCGGTCGACCGCCGTCCGCGCATACCAGAGCGTCGAGCCAGGCGTCCACCCCTTGAGGTATTGGGCGAAGGTCTTGCCGTCGAGGCCATCGCTACCGGCCTGCTTCTTGCCGGTCAACATCTGCGCGGCCGCCCCATAGGCCAGCGACGCCCCCGAAGTCACGCCACCGATCAGCGGGCCAGTCAGCAGCTCGTTGACGCCTTCACCGCCGCGCGTGCGGGCGGAATAGACAAGGTCGCCATACATGCCAAGGCCACCGCCGCGGATCAGCGCTTGCCCCCAGAACTGCGACTTGTCCATGGGCTGCGGGTCTTTACCCGAGATGACGGTCTGCATCTGGGCCGTCACCGCGCCGGCCAGTGTCGAGAGCAGCACGAAGTTTGCGGTGCGACCAATGCGGCCCGGTATTGTGCCCTGCGTCGCGCTGCGCAGCATGTGCGTCATCATGATCGACATCGAGAACGATTTGAACATCATCGTCGAGCGCGCCAGTTCGCCCCAGAGCGTACCGCGAGCCATGCCGCCGGTTGTGATTGCCTTGATGCGGGCGTTCGGTTCGATCACCGCGAACTGCCGCTCGTCGAGGATAGCCGACATCAGCCGGTCACCGAGCCGCCGATCCTCGACAGCCGACACATCGAAATACCGGGCGCCCTCATGTTCGAGTTGCGGCGTCGATCGCAGCTTGTCCCATTGATCCGGCGTGAAGCCGTAGCGTTGCAGGAATCCTTTGAACGATCCGTCCAGCTTGTCGAAACCGTTCTCTGCCTGCCGGGCGATGAGGCTGGTGAACTCCATCGAGAAGGCGCGCTTCAGGCCTTCGGTCCACGCCTGCAGGCCCTGCGCCCGGATCACGGTTTCAGCGATGCGCCCGGTGAGATTCTGCCCGACAATCTCGTCCTCGAAGCGCTTCGCCCCCAAAGCGGAATCCATCACAGCATGCGCCGACAGGTTCAGGCTTTTCGCGATCTCTTCCGAGGAATGCCGATCAATGGTCAGATCCTTCGCCACGCGGGCCAGCACGTTCATGGCGGGAATGCCGTTGTAGTTTGCGGCAAGACCAGCCGTGACACTGTCGCCGGGGATCGCCGAGACGATCGCCGAGCCCAGGCGTGAGGCTGTCTGCAGGCTTCGAGCCGCGCCGAAGATGCCGGCCATCAGATCGCTTTCGACGACGCCGAGCTGACCCGTCATGTACCGATAGGCCTTATCGAGGGAACTCGGGGAATTGATCGGGCGGGTGATGAAACCTTTGAACTTCTGGCCTGTCGTCGCCGAGATTTTCCGAGCGGTGTCATCCTCGCGCGCCTCGTTGAGCAGCTTCTTGAACGTCGCGTCGTAATTCGGCCCGAGCACTTCCGTGAAAGCAATCTCACGAGACATCGATGCCAGATGCCCGACCATCATCTTATGCAGCCCGCCGTCGCCGGCACCGTACTTCTTCATCAGCCGCTTGTAGGTTTCGGGGTCATCGAAGCGGAAGATGCGGAGATTGTCGGCGAACCCGCCGCCGCTGCCCGAACCTTGGCCGAGCGTGATATCCTTATAGGCGTTGGCGATGATGCCGCCCACAGCGGCGCGTGGCGCTTCACCTTGTCCGGCCTTGTCCATGACCTTCATGCCGCCGCTCTCGAACTCGGTCATCAGGTCGTTGGTGAATTCGGCCTGACTGACCTTGCGGACCGCCTGAGTGTCCCATTTCTGGGGTAGGCGCCAGTCGTCGAGGACGGACAGCGGCTTGCCCTCGCGCTTCACCCGATCGACGGCATAGGTGACCGCGTCCTGCCAGCCCTTGGCGGCAGCCTTGGCGTAATCGTCGCCGGTATCCTTGCCAAACAGCTCGTCGACCACGTTCCAGACTGATTTCGTGTCCTGATAGAGACCAGCCGCCTTCGAGCCGTAGCGCTCGACCAGGGCGTAGGCGCGCTTCATCAGTTCCTTCGTGACGCCTTCGGTATGGCTTTCGACGTTGATCCTGTCCGGGAGGTTTGGATCGTCCCAAATATCGCGGGTGATCGCCGAGAAGAGGCCGGCAACCTTGCCCTTACCGTGGAGTTCCATGCGCTGCTGTATCTCAGCCGTGCGAATCGCCATCTTCGCGGCCATCAACTGCCGCTCCTTGGCAGCCTGCGCCATCACGCGTGCCGCCTCAAGCGCGCTGGCGGCCTCTGCCGACGCCGGGCCCATCGACGGGTAGAGACGCCCCTGTATGCCCTCGTGCAGGGCGAGCGCGTCATCGGCCTGCTTCTGAGTGATGCGCTTGGATTCGACAAGGCGCGTAAGACAGTTGGCTATGCTCATTCTGCTGGCTCCCGGCCAATGGTGCAGGATTCAATTTCAGATGCCGCGGCGATTTCCTGATCCGCCTCGTCGAGGATGTCTTGCAACGGACGCTCGCCCCGGCCGTCGCCCAGGTCAAGCAATATCGGTTTTGCCTCTGGCTTCTCCTCCGAAGAACCGATCGGCCCGAGTTGCCGCTCCTCGTCGTCGGCGATCAGGCGGCGGGCATCCATGATTGACGCATCGGCCGTTTCCGGCGCCTTCGCCATCTTCTCGATCGCTTCAGGCGTCAGCCGTTCCTCCGCGATCCGCTGCAGATCCTGCCGGCCCACGCGCTCCAGTGACGACTTGAGGATATCCGGCGCTTCGAGGGCATCGCCGAACAGGCGCGGCCCGGCATCGTTCTTTCTCGCCTCGTTGGCGAAGTCGGAGAGGAATGCCGACAGCTTGGCCCGACCGACCGGGCGCTTTAGGGCCTCGTCGGAGAACATCGCGCGAGCGACAATCTTTGCCAATTCACCAGGGCCGCCGAACATTTCAGCCTGATTGACCAGATCGCCCACCGTGCGCCCCTCGTCGCGGGCTTTCATCACCAGCTTGACCGCGTTGAGCAGATCGTTGGTGATGTCCATGCCGGACGGAATTTCGCCGCGAGAGACCGCATCGCGCATCTTCGCCCAGGGTGCGGAGGAATCGGCCAGCGCCCCGGCAATAGATTTGATGTTGCTATCGGTGTCTTCGAGCGCACGCCCGAGCAGAACCGGTTCGCCATAGGCCCGGCCCATGAGCGCGGCCGTGATCCGGCGCTCGCCCTCCTGAGAGAGAAAGCCGTCCTTGTCCATCAGCGAGCCTTGTTCCGCACGCGGAAGGTTCGCCATGAAATCGCGGGTGAAAGCCTGATTGCCCGCCGCCTTCACGTCCGAGCCTTCCAGCTTGTCGAGCATATCGCCATGGAGGAACCGGGCGTCGGACAGGGCTTGCTCAGACGCGCCAAGCTTTAGAGCCGTCGATCGGTTGGCGGCGGTCACGAAGTTGACGCGAGCGTTATCGTCGAGATCGGTCACCCGGCGGGCGATCAACACCGGCCGCTCCATGCCCTCGACATCGAAGTTCTGCGCTCGGAGGAAGTTGCGGTAATTGTCGGCCTGCACACCGGCCTGATCGTAAACCCGGCGCAGCGCCATGACGCGGCCGTTCCCGGACTCGACAAGATTATCAGGCCCGATGATCGGAGCCCCGGACTCTGCTTGCGGCGAGAAGCCGAGACGCTCGGGCTGCAGGTTCGCCGCGATGCCGCCGATCTGATCCTGCGATATTGCGCGGGACCGATCGCGCGGCTGAAGCTCCTGCGGGAAATTCGGGTTCGGCGTCAGATCGTCGTTGTGCGAGGTGACCAGACTGCCAGCATCGACGACTTCATAGCGCACGCCGATATTGTTGCCGTCCGCATCATAGACCCGGCCCGGCCGCGCATTCGCTTGCGTGAATGCCTCTGGCGGCAGTTCGACCGGCCGTCCGTTGGTGAGATCATCGAGCGACTTCGTGATCGCTGCGCTGTGCGCACTATCTCCGGCGATCGAAGTCTCGAACGGGCTAGGAGGATTTGCCGCCTCGCGCGTGACGACATTGCCGACATCGCGGACGTGCGAAGGCCACTCGCCAGTTTTCGCCAGATGCCAGGCGCTTGCCAAGCCTTTGAACCCGCCACCGAGGATTGCTCCGCCGGCACCCGCCGAGGCTACTTCGGTGAGGGCGGATTCGACATTGTAGTTCGGATCAACTTGAAGGCGGGAAGGCGCATTGACCGCTTGCCCAACGGCGTCTGACGCGGCCGTGATCCCGCCGACCGCCAACGCTGTGCGGAGAATGCCGTACGATTCGCTGGCGCCGAAAGGAGCTGTCAGCATGTTGATCGGATCAGTGACCGCGCCGGCAGCGGAACCGAGGAAACCGCCAACGCCCGAAAGGGTCGAGGTCGATCGGCGGCCGAGATCGGTCGAACTCTTCAGGGCGGCGCTGCCCCGCTTAATCCATTCCTGCTCAACCTGATCCTGCGTCGGAACATCCGGAAAATCGACGCCGGGGTTTGCCTGCTTCCAATCCGTCACCATTTTGCGCGTCACAGCTTCGCGCGTCGGATCGGCATTGACGCCGGGACCACCCATCCACCGGGGGAGGCGCTGCCCGCTCACATCATAGAAGCTGCGGATATATTCGTTCTGAATGTCCGATCGCGTCGTCTCGCGGGCGTCGACGTTGGTGGCGTCCACCGTCGCCGCATAGTCGGACTTGAAGCGCTGGAAGAAGCCTGGATCCACGCCTTCGAATGGGCTCTGCGCCGCCAGTTGCAGCGCGCCACGGGTTTCCTGATCGCTGACAAGCATCGGCATCAGCGGTTCCTCATATCCAGGACAAAGACGGAATTGAGATCTGCGCCACCTGTCGGGGTGGGCGCGGATCGAACGGCATATGTCGGGTGGTCCGTCGATCCGAATTCCAGCACATACCGGCCATCTGCCACGGCGCGGAGCCGGCCTTGCGACCGCAGATCGCGGGCGGTGACCTGCGTCCCGTTCGAGCTGACCGCGCCCATGAGATCCTGATTGGAGAGTTTCGACATCGATGTGTCGAAATCATCCTGCGTCATGCCGTACTTCGGCGCGATCACCTGAGACCCGTTCATATCGAGCAACCCGCCGGTCACTTCCTTGACGGCTTGGTCCATCCGATCGGAATTCAGATCGCCGCTGGTATCGCCGGACTGCTGAGACAGATCGGCATACCGGGCGGTCGCGGCGTCGAGCAGCCCTTGCCGCGCGCCTTCTAGCGATGGAGCAAACGCGCCGATCGGCAGGATGTCGTTGATCGCGGAGATATTGTCGTCGTTCTTCTTCGGCGCGAGCAGCGGATTTTCCTTGAGCAGCGCCTGACCGCGAAGGATACCTTCCGCCACCTGCGGGTTGTCCGGCACAAGCGCGCCGGCCGCAGCCACGGCGTTGCCTTGGCCAGAGGAATAGATCTTCGCGAGCGTCGCCTTGTAGGTTTCCGAGCTGAGGTTCTGCGCCATCGATCCAAGGAGCCTCACCGAGTCCTGCGGGGTCGCGGACTGTAGCGCCCGCGTCACCTGATCGAGCATGTCCGGCCGCAGCGCCGAGATGTTGCCGACATCGCCGTGCGCGCGAAGAGTATCGACGCCGCGCTGCAGGCCTTGAAAGGTTGAGCCCCATGTGTCGGGCTGGTTGAGATCGAGGGGCGGCGGTGGCTGGATAAGCCGCTTGTCGATCGCGTATCCGAGCGGATCTTTGTTGAGCGCGTCGGCCTTCGCCTTGGCGGCATCCTGCATGCCCGTGATAATTTGCTGCTGTGCGATCGTGGCGCCGTCAGCGGAATCCGCTTTGAGCGACGAGATCAGCGCCTCAGTCTGGGCAGCGTTCGCCGATGAGACGCCCTGTATCGCCTGCTGATCGGTGAAATAGTCGGCAACCTGCTTCTTAAAATCCTGATCGTCGGTAATGGCGAGCTGTCGATGAAGCAGATCGAGGTCCGTGACCGATGGCGTGAGCCCGCGATCCGCACCGCTCTTGATGTCCGAGAACAACTGCTTCGAGTCCGCCGTCATTTCCTCGCGATAGGCCTTGACGACATCCGGATCGACTTGCGGCTGAGCGCCGGCACCGCCCCGCGTCCCGGCATCCTCGATATGCCAGTTCTCGTTTCCGAGCGGGAACTTCAGGCCATAGGCCGCCGCGTTCTGGTGGACCCAGGCGACGACATCGGCCGGCGCTTTCGCCAGGGACTGACCGTTATAGGACACGTCGGCGGCATCACCGCGACCATGCTCCGAGCCCTTCGAGCCCTCGACACCGGCCGGCGGCGAGACCCACTTGCGAGCCTCAGCGACCGAGCCATATTTCTGCAGCGCCTGATCCCAGAGTTGGGCCTGATGCGCATCGGTGCGGAAACCGGAGAAGATGCCGAGACCTTCCCGGATGTTCGGCGGCGCGGCTTGGAACATGCGCGAGACCTTGACCGCAAACCCATCCTGCAGGCCGGTGATCGCCTCAGCGCCCTTATCGGTGCGCGTCTGCAGGAAGCCACGGGCCGCCGTGATCTCGTCTGTCGAATAGGTGGACGGCACAGAGCTCGCCGCAGCCTGCACCTTCTTGTAGTAATCGGCGGTTTCCTTCGGCAGCACGCTATCGTCACGCCCGGCGGCCAGCCACTTATCTGCCCGATCAGGACCGCCGTTATAGGCGACAAGCGCCGCCTGCTGATCGCCGTTGTACCGAGCCATCATCTTGTTGAAATAGTGGGTACCGTAGGCTTCGCTGACATCGGGGTTCTTGAGATAAGCCCGCTTTTCGGCATCGGTCCCGGTAGCCGGATAGTTCTTGTCACCGATCTCCCGCGCCACCTCGTCGCCGGTACCGGGCATAACTTGCATCGTGCCGGCCGCGCCAGCGCTGGAAACTTGGTTCGGGTCGCCGCCGCTTTCGACCTGCTTTATGGCCGATATGACATTGTCCCCGCCGTTCGCGCTGGAAAACAGCCTTTCCGCCGAATTGACCTGAGTGCCGTTGTCAGCCGCACGGAATGAGGAAAGCGTGCGAGCCGACGCGCGGGAGCTGTAAAGTTCGAGCGCCCCCGCCATGTCGCCGCCGCGTGCGAGCTGCTGCGCCGTCGTGTCGACATCGTCATTGTCGAGGCCGACGCCGGTCTTCAACCGCTCCTGGATCTTCTTCGCCTGATCCTGCGCTGGCTTGATATCTGCCTTTGCCTGAGCGACGAACCCATTGATGCGCTCGTTGGCAAGGCTCGAATACTGCCGGCGCTCCGATGGCGACAGCGACAGAGAGGCGTCGGTCATGATCGAGTTGGCGATGCCGCGCGCCGCCCCGACGCCGCCGGTCTGCAGGGTCTTGTCGACGGTTCCGAGCATGGCTTCCGACATATGCCGGCTTTCCATGCGCTGCAGAGCGATATCCGCCTCTTTCTGCCCTACCGAGAAATTCGGGTTGTCGGCGAGGTTCTGATAGAGCGTTTTGACCTGCGCCTGCTTCTGCTTGTAGGCGTCCGTATTCGTGCCATCCGACCGGGCCAGCGTCGACATGTCGTCGTCGAGGAACTGGATCTCGGATTTGATATTGCCCTCGAACTCTTTCAGGTCAGAGGTCCGCTTTTGCTCGGAGACGCCGAGACCGTAGCGCGGCCCTTCCGTATCGAGCATCGTCTTGACGGCGCCGCGATACTGCTTAGGGACCGCCGTCATGGTCTGATCGGCAAACCCTTTCCAGGAGGAATTGAAGGTGTCGACGTTGCCCTGCGCATCATTGGCGAGGCCTTGGCCGCGAGCGCGGATATCCCCGGCCAGGCGGGCGGTATATGCCGTTTCCGCCGCGGCATTATAGGATCGCCCCACCGCAGAGATGTTCGACCGGGTGTCGACCTGCAGGTTTCCGCTCGCGTCCCGGTAGACGGCATTCGAGCCTTCGTTCTGTGCGTCGGCGACGCCCTTGCGCTCAAGAACGTCGGCCCACGAATTGGAAGCCTCCGCGATCTGCTGAAACGGATTGGCGATCTCCTGCGCGGAAACCGAAGACTGAGGATCGCGGGTGAGGACGCCACGCGGCTGAATTTCAGGAAGCTTGACCATTCTTATGACCCATAAAATTTAGAGAGGCCTGTCGCGGCGCCGCCAATGAGCGCCATCGTCGCGGAGGATCGGCGAAACTTGGCATCCGCCTCGTCCTGATCAGCCTGCATGCGCTTGTTGCCGACATCGATCATGCGGTCATGGTCGCTGGTCTTCGTCTGCTTCGCGACGATCGCCATGCTGGTAGGGCTCGGCTCGGCGTTCGCAGAGGCTCGGATCGCGCGGATGTTCGAAATGGTAGAATTCAGTTCGCTGCGGTAACTCGCGTCGACCTGATCGGCCTGAATGCGGCCGACCTGCGCCGCCTGTTCCGACTGGTCAGCCGCGTGCTGGCCAGCGGAATACTGTCCGACCGCGCCGATGAGGGAGCCACCAAGGGCTAGAAACGGTGCTGCCTGTGCCATCAGACGGTGATCCTCGTTGTCAGTTCAATCAGTTTGAATTTGCAAGGGAAGGTCGACGAGAACCGAACGACAGGGTCGTAAGACCGACCAATCTCGCGATACCGATAGGTGTCATCTCGCGCCGGGATGGGCAGGGAGGTGTCCTCGCCGCCGCGATGGCTCCCGAAAATGCGCTGCCCGACCTGAAATTCCTGAGTGTCGCGCGTGGTAATCAGCATCTTCGCGATCTTGCGACGCTGCTCTGCCTGCCCGACCGGCTGGCCTCCCTCGAAATGTGGGAATAGAGGCTCGAACGCCCAATCGAACCGAACACCAACGGTCAGTTGCGCATAACCCGAAATCTCCGAGAGTAGGCCGTCGTCGCCGACCATATGCTCGCCCAGATAGAAGCCATCACCGAAGACGGCCACCTCCTTGCCAGCGAAGACTTCCGTCACAACCCCGTTAAGCGACAGATTGCTGCCATCCTTGAGACGCAGCGGAGACCCATCGACAAGCTCGACAAAATCGGCTGACGATTCCCCGTCGAAGGTGACCGAGCAGTCGCAGAATAGCGAATAATCCAGCTCCTCAGCCACGCTGAAGCCGTCGCCGTCGAACGGATATTTGGTTATGCAGACGACGCGGCCGTAGGTGCCGGTGACGCTTCGGACCGCACCATCGCCATCCCATTTCAGCCAGCCGATATAACTGGTGTCTGGGTTGAACTGGCCCACAACGACCGTTCCATCCTGATTGACCGCATAGATCTGGCGCGAGGGGAAAATGTTGGACCCGGAGCTGACGGCGATCGACTTCACGCCATCGAACAAATGGCGATGGAGCATATTGACCTCATTGGCGGAATAAGGCCGGGCGACCTGCCCCGTTGCCGTGATCGCGTAAATGCCGGTCAAGGTCTTGTCGACGAAGATCAGGCCTTCAGTCACCTGAACCGGGCGGATATTTGCGAGCTCGCTGGAAAAGATCGGCAGGAATTCGACAGACCCCGGCTTGAGCGGAGTACCATCCGAGATCGGGATATAGAAGACACCCTTGTCTGTAATCGCAAACTCGTCATAGCCGCCGACGACGTGGTAGATCTGGCACTCGGCACTGATGAATTCCAACATGGCGTCATCAGCTTCGGCGCCGATCGAGAAATCTCGGTTATCGCCGACCGCAGACCAAGCTATGGCGTTCTTCTTCTGTTTAAAGTTCGAGAAGATCAACCTTTGGCGATCCTTTGCGACCGATCGCGGGTAGCCCCGGAAGCTGGAAATAAACTGCTCATCCCAACTGACCGCGGCGCCAGCCGCTGCACTCGTGATTGCAATGATTTTCGAAGACGCTGTTGGTCCGACGAGGTTTTCCCCGGACTGCGGAACAGTCAGGTTGTCGATCAGCACAACGCCGACTGCGCCAGGGGCCACCGCTACGACTTCACCTTTCGCGTTGGTGGTATCCGTTGCAACGATCTGCCCGACAGAGAACCCATCGGAACTGTTCAACCCGATTTGGTATGTTGGGGGCAGGTGCTCGATAACATCGGCGGTCGCAGAGAAAGGCGTGACTATGGTCACAAGCCGGAGCTGCCGGCCGCCGTACCGAAACACGGTTCCGGCATGCAAGGGGCTCAAAATGGGCGCGGAAAAATAGACGTTGATCGCGCCAGTCAAGCCATCCGGCCGCATCGTGACATTCGCCGTCGCCTCGAAACGATAGAATGGCATTCGAAAGGCGCCATCGACGCCGGTACCGAACGAGAAGGGAGCGATAGACCACGCTTGCGTGTTTTCGGCGATGGTGATGACCTGCATCAGCCCACCCCAGGCAACGATAGCCTCGTTGTCCATAGTCTCCCAGACGAGCGTATCAAGATCGGCCTCGCCCCACGGCCCGGGAAGGAATGCCACGAGCGCCGCATCCTGCGTCCGGATCTTCACGCCGCCGGCGATGAACACCAGCGTATAGGAGATGTCATCGAAGGGCTTGAATTCCCCGATTACCCCGTCATCCTGAAACAGAAGCTTTCGTCCAGGGCGAATTTGAAGGCCGCCTGTATGGGAAGAGACGACGTTGCGGGCATAGCGAAGGCCGCTCTTGAGGGCATCGACATCGTCGCGACGGATAGCGTCAGGATTGATTTCGCCCGCCGAGAAATCCCGTTGCCTGACAATCTGTTCCTGCAGGCTCATACGCGGCGCCTCCTGCGGGCGTCCGCGATCGAGGACTTGTACATGTTGCGCGCCGGGTTCTGCTGATCGACCTTCGTGCGGGTCTCTTCGAGCAGAGCCTCAGCTCTGGCTTCTCGGCCTTTCGCTTCGGCAAAATCCTCGTTGATGCCGCGCAGGACGCCAGCCTCTACATAGAGGGTCAAGACCTCTTCGGCCATCGGGTGCCAGGCGGCATCCGGCGGGGCCTTGATCACGGTCGCATAGATTTCGGATTCGTAGCGGCAGGACAGCGCCGAACCGATAATCTCGTAATCGGTCAGGTATGTGCCATCCCGATAGACCTCTTTGACATGGAGGGTATCGACGGGCAGGGCGAAACAGTTCTTTGGGTATCGCCGGGATTTGTTGCTCGTGTCCGGTAGCCTCACCAGCAATTCGCTGGTGGTGGCAAAGGGCCAGGTGTGGCGCGCGGTCAGAAACCGAATCGCACGCTCGAAAGCCGTATTCGCCGTCTGATATTCGTCGGACGGATCATTGAGCACGTTCACCCGATCGTTGCCGGTGGCGCTCAGGGCGTTATTGATGAGTGTGAGCTTGTCCATGGCCGGAGAATGGCGTCATCGGCAAAGTGCGGCAAAGCACAGGAATCGGGACAAAGAAAAACCGGGAGCGCGCGAGCCTCTCCCGGTTTCCATCAGCCAGCCGGTCGCGATGGTTGAGCGACTGGCATCAGCTCTTCTTGCCGTCTCCGCTGGTGTCAGCGTTCTGCTGGCCGGCGGCATCAGCCTTCGCCTTGGCAGCTGCTGCGGTCTTGCTTTCCTTGCCGGACTTCCGCTCTTCGCGGCGAACCTGCTGATAGTCGGCGAGATCCTCGTCGGTCATGCCGCCCTTGCGGAGCTTCGCGTCTTCGAGCGTATCGGCGGCGATCTCGGCCTTCGCCGCTTCCTGCACTTCGACGGGGAAAGGCTTAGTTGCCCATTCGTCCGGAAACTTCTGTTGAGCGAAACGGGCATCGACGGAATCCATCTCATGGATAGATCCGTCGCGGTAGTGGAGCTTTACTCTATCGGGCATTGACGTGCTCTCCCATGGCCGGGCGCTTAGTAGCGCTCGGCGATCCAGGCCTTGAAGGTGATCGACGGCGTGGTCCCGCCGAGATCGGTGAAGAGCTGCACGAAGTCGTAGGTCGTATCGTGCTGCTCGGTGATGAACGGGATTTCGTAGCGGCCGACGACGGAGTCGACGGCGACGCCGGGGCGAACCGTGCCCTTGCCGAGCGTCATCTGCGCCAGAATTTCCTTCGCCGCGAACGTTGCATCAGCCGCGCCCTGAAGCACGATGTGATAGAACTCGTCGCTGGAAGAAACATCGATCGCCGAAACGTCGATGATGAGGACGCCTTCGAAGCGGCCCGGTCCAAGCTTGAGATTGACGGCGGCTGCGGCCACTTGTGTGACGCCATCGGCCGTAACGGCTGCGGCGCCATCGGCGAGGATCAGCGCAAGATCCTGATTATAAACTCTCTGACCCATCGGTCTCGTCTCCTGTTAAAGCTGAGGAGCCGCCCCGAAAGGCGGCTTTGGTTGATCAGACGGTGATCGCGCCATCGGCGATGGAGTCGAGACGGCTGACGCAGAAATCGCCCTCGTCGACGAGACCAACGTCCCAGGAGACGTTCGTGCCATAATTCACGGCGTCTTCGAGAAGGCCCATGTCACGGGCTTCCATGTTCTTCAGCTGGATGCCGCGAAGGCCCATTTCCTGGAAGGACACGATGAAGAGCGACGTGGTGACCGCGCTGCCGCCGCCGGATGCCACTTCCGAATAGGGAAGCAGGTTCGTGTGACGGTCGCGGGGGTAGCCGGTCAGGATCGGCAGGTTCGCGTAGGAGATGACGGGGTTACCGACGCCATCGCGAGTCTGCATGATGTAGCCGGTGAGCGACTGGTTGCGCATCGCCGCCATGAAGCGGACCTTCATCGCACGCGACATGATGATGTGCGTGGGATTGGAGGTGTTGTCGATCGCCGCGTCGAGCTGCGTCAGGGACAGCGGCGCGCCGCCGGAAGTTCCGGAGTTGTGGAACAGCCGGCCGCTCGAAGCCTTCGTGCGCGACTTCAGGCCGTTGAACTCTTTCGGGTTCGCCGTGTTGTCGCCGCTGATGAAGGTATCGGTCCACAAAGTGGCCTGACGCTTCATCTGCATGGCTTCTTCCTTGGCGCGGCGGCTTTCGCCATGGCGCAGGATGATGGCCTTATCGACCTTCAGAATGGTGTCGATCGGGAAGCTGGTTTCCTGAAAGGGCGCGATCTTGCCCTTCGAGCTGCCGGCGCCCTCGTTGATCGCACGGAAGCCGGCGGTGCCGATATCGGTCTCGCGATAGCCTTCATATGCAGCGCCCGAGAAGCCCTCGAACTGGATATGCTGAAGGATATCGGACTGAGCGGCGAAGGTCTCGATCAGCGGGCGTTCGATGCTGCTCTTTTCAAGGCCCTTCGCATATTCCGGGAGGGTCATTATTTCGGGCATTGCTGGACTCCTTTAAGCCGTCACTTTTTCGAAGCTTGACGGGCATAGTTGATGCGCTCGGACGCGGACATTTTGCTGTATTCCTCGTCCGACATTTCTGCTTTTCCGGAATCGCGACCCGCCCCGGGATTACCCGGAACAGCACCTCTGTTGAGACGCATGATCGCCTCGAATGCCTGAATGCTCTTGGCCGTGAACATCATCGGAGCCAGGGCGTCGGCCATGTCCCCACCGAGCTTTGCACCGAGCCAGGTCGTAACCGCGCTGATGCGTTCCTTCGCCTTGCCACCGAGAGCTTCGACCTGCTGGCCTAATGCCTCGTTGAGGCGACCGCGCTCGGCGATATCCACCTGTGCGCCGAATGCGACCAGATCCTCGAAATCGGACTGGCTCATCTGCTTGGCGTGGGCGAACTCCCGCGCCGTCGCGATGCGGGGATCATCGGCATTGATAATCTCCTGACCTTCCGGCAGCTCGAAGCCTTCCGGCAGCTTGAACGACTTCGGCAGCTTCACCTCATAGCCATCCGGCTTTTCGGGAACCTGCGCGCGGTTTGCGTCCTGCTCTGCCTTGAAGGAAACCAGAGCGTTGAAGTCGTCGGCCTTGAACCCCTTCTCGGGATCCCAGAAATTCTCAGGAATGTAATCGGGGCGAACTGGCGGCTCGGCCTTCTGATCGCCGCCTTCTTTGGCGGCCGCGGCTGCGGCTGCGGCATCGCCGGAACCTTCGTCGCCAGCCGCCGCGCCGGCGTCGCCACCGGTTGCAGATCCAGCGCCGCCATCAGCGCCAGCGCCACCTTCCGGCGCCAGCATAATTCTCGGGCCGAAGGGCGAAGCAAATACGAAAGCGCCAGGACTACGCCCGGCCAGCGGGGCCGGCCCGCCTTGATTTTCGCTGGATGCTCTTCGTTCCATGTCGTCTTTCGGGTTCGTCTGTGCCGCCCTGATCGGATTCATCGCGCCTATCCGTCTCTGCCATTGCAATCAAATCTGACGCGAATTTGCGGCGCTCGTTGTGAGCGTGCAAAGCACAGGTTTCGACGGGGCCGATTTCTTCGAGAACAGCCTGTAGGAAATTGAGGAAAGGGGCGCTTTCCGACTGGCGGGAAAACCAGCGAAACGAGTGACGGACATCTTCATCGGAGAGTTTGGGGCGGGTCATTTTGGATTCCTGCAAAAGCCAGACAGCGGCATGCTGGCTGTGGCTCTAGATGAAAGGTGCCATGATGGATGCTGACAAAGCCGCTTCGGCTTGATACCCGGCTGATGTGTGATGCAGCTGATCAGAAACGAAGTAGGTCAGGTTTGTCGGGTCTTGCATCTGCGGCAAGCTGGTATAGTCAATAAGGCCATCCGCATAGGTAGCCCAATTCGCTAGCACCGACGCATTCACACTCTGCCTGTAGGTCTCCATTTGCGCAGTCCATGGAGCAAGATTGCCCTGCGCGACGACGGTGGAGGCGAACGTCTTCATTCCCAACGACTTCGTATAAGCGTTAAGCTGGGAAATCGCGGTGATGATTTGCGTATCTGTGCTGCCGGCCCGAAGATCGTTGATCCCGCCATGGTGGCGCACTATCCACTTGGTGATGGTGGGGTAAGCCGCCATTAGAGCCGGGAAAATACGGGCTTTATCGGCGTTAAGTTGGGTGATAGGCTCACTCGGCTGGCCGAAGTTAAAGAGCATGATCTTATTCGGATCGGGAAGCGCAAGCTGGAATTGGCGTGGTTCATTCCACCACCAGCCAAGGCCATTTGCAGGCGCGGTACTGGAGCCCTGCCCAGCGGTTAGGCTGTCGCCGTTGAAGATGACGCCGATGGTTGGGCTGATATTCGGGGCAACTATTGCTTCCAACGCAAGCCCGACCTGAGACATTTCTGCTGGTGTGAGCGCCCTCGGGAAGATGACCAAAGCGAACATCTCGCTGTAGCCGTTGCCATTCTCCCATACGCCACCCGTCAGCGTGCCGCTAGCGAACGCCCCGGCCACGGTTTCCACCTTGCGATCAACATAATAGCTGACGCCAGCGCCTCCGCTCGAATAGCCCAGAACGGAGACGTTCGATTGCGGCAGTATGGACGACAGCTTTGTAACCGTATTTGCGGTATCGTCAGCCATATCGAGACGACTTCCCGCAAAACCGATATTCTGGGTTGCCAGAGTGGACTTTGTCACCTTGGCACAGCTGCCGGCATACCCCGCCATTTGGCCGGTCCCATAGAAAGCGACAGGGGCAACGGGGAGGCTTACAGGCAGCGCAGGCGTTACCCCGTTCAAAACTTCTACCGCACCAAGATATTGCTTCGAGATCAGTGTCGACCCCAGATATAGCTTCGAAACGTCTTGGCTACCGAGCTTGAGCGCCATGCGTCACCCTACAATCACATAGAGGGTCGCGGAGTCCTTGACGGACAGCGCGTCGTATTGCGCCTGCGTCAGGCTGACGGCAGCAACGAAGATCGAGCCGATGCCGCCAACAGACTGAGCATCACTGCCCTTGCCGGCGGCGCCCGCCAGCTGCTTGCCCTCGCGGCCATTGAGATCATGGCCATATGCGAAGGTGAGGTTGCGCTGCGGATAATCGCGAAAGTCTTTTTCCTGTGAACTCATGATGGCCCTCCTTGCTGTGCGCCAGCGGCTTGCTGCGCCGCGCCCAGAATGTTGCTGACTAGCTCCTTGACCTCTGCCTTGGGGCGGAGAGCGACGAGCTTGTCCTGCATGGCGTCCTTGAAATTCTCGATCGTCTGCAACTCGTCGATCGCGGCCTGCGATGTCTCGGGGAAGTATGTCTTCGCCATCGTCAGAAGGTTGCCGGCGACCTGAACCTTCTGGTTATCGGCGGCTTGCGTCGCGGGATTGTTCGGCGTCAGCGTCAGCTTCTTGCCGTTGACCTTCACGTCATCGATCACGCCGTCTTTGGTCAGGAGCCATTCAAACCGGCGATAGACCGCATATGGGCCTTCCCGCCAGAACTTGCGGCCGGGCGTGCCGATCCGGCGCTGAGCCCGCACCATCTCGTCGACCCATTGCGTCGCCGTGGGCGGGGTATCGCCCTTTTGCTCTGGATAATCGGCGAAGAACTTCCGCTTCACCCGGCGCTCAAGGTCGCTGACCTGATACATGCCCAGATCCGGATTGCCTTCGAAATACAGCTTGACCACGTCGCGGCCACTGCCGGGCCGCATCGGGTAAGCCTTTCCGGCTTCGATCCCACCCTCGAAATTGGTGACACCGTCGTCGGGATACCCCATCGGCGGGGCGATCGCGATGTCGACGCGGTCCTGTGTCGCCGCGGTGATGACATCGAGGACTCGAAATTCCTGCAAAGCTTTGATCGCTGGGCCATTGCCCCAAGCGAATTCGGTATCCGGCGAGAACCGCGAAACGATCAGTGGCAAGCACCCTTCGCCCTCAAGCACAGCCTCGTGCACTGCCTGACGATCGACGAGAAGAACGTGCTTCCAGACATCGTTTTCCGGATCTGACCAGTCGCGCCAGAAACACCAAACCACCTCGATCCAGCAGTTCTTTTCCTTGGTGATCTTGCTCGTCACCTTTTCCGGCAGCGCGACGCCGGGCAGAACGGATTTCAGTTTCGGCGCCCGCACCCACCGGACGCGGAAACGATCGCCGACTGTGCCGTCTGTCTCGACATTGATCTCAAGCTCGCGGGCCGGGACATGCTGGATGCTGATCGGGCGCGTATTGTGCGGCTTGTCGATCCAAAGCCCTACCGTACCAACGGATGCATGCGGGTCGAGCGCCTGACCGAGTTCGGAATCGAAGTTCGAGGATTTGATCGCATCGAAGATCGAATCGTCTCGAGCCTTTGCTTGGTCTTTCAGGTCCGAAAGATCGCCGGGTTCAAGTCCGGCGGCATCGGCCGTCGACACCGACGACTCTACCCAGTTCGTACCCTGCGGGAAAAATGCGGCGATGACTTCGGTCGAAAAGTCTTCCGACACTTCCGATCCGAGGCCCGTTGCCAGTTCCTCGCGATCCTCGCGCTGCTGTCGGGTGGTAACCCGGCGCGTCGAATCCACGTCCCAGCACAGCCGGGGGCGGGTGAAGAAATAGGCTTCCTGCAAATCCTGCCGGGCGTCCGTCTTCTGGGCCCGAGCATCGGCCAGACGCGCGAGCGCATCCTCGGTTACCGATTTATCGGGGAACGATGGCGGCGCAACCTTCGGGATCTTTGGCTTACTGACTGCCATCAACTCACCGCAACAGGCTGAGGAGGGGGGAAGTCTTCGTGCCGGCCATGGCCTGTTGGGCGCCGAAATAGCGCAGCGACTGGTTGGTGTCGCTCGACAACGTGTCCTGAATCGTGCTGATTTTCTCGTTAGCAGCGGCCTGCTGCTGGCGCTTCAGTTCCGGGTCTACTTTAGGTTTCGGTTGCATTTTCCGGTCCAATTATCTCGCCACCATTGGCGAGACAGTGCCGAAAAAGGGTGTCCGGTCGCAAAGCACAGGTTCGAATGCCCAGAATATGGGCCACAGCCGGCACGCACCACGCGCCGAATCTCAGGTTCACGTCGAATTCCTCGCCGAGACGACGCGCCATGCGCACCACTGTGTTCGACACGCTGTAATGGCCGATGAGCAAATCAGCCTCATGGTTCGAAACGACGTAGATCCGGGCGCGATCGAGCTGGAAATCGTAAAATACCCAGGCGTTCGCCCGTTCGACCCATCCAAAGACCGAAACATGCTTGAAACGGCCGCGAGCCAGCCACCTGATCCACCATTTGGTGCTTTCCGGGTGGAAAACCGCGTACCAGTCCTTCGGTTCGCACTCCGACAGGCGATATCCGTCAAATCCAGCTTCAAAACCCACCGCGCCGCCTCGATTTCTTGTGAACCTTGATGTCGACAGGGCCTTTTTGCCCGCCATGTGTGCCGCCGGTCACCGCCCGGCCTTCGCCGGCGCCTAGCAGCATGTACTGCGTCGCGTCGGCGATGTCGGAATACCGATCCTTGAACGGCGTTTCCTCGTGCCGGGACGTGCCTTTGATGCGCCTGAAGTGATAGCCGCCCGAGCACGCCACCTTCAGCGTCCGGCAGTGGACGCCACACACCAGAAAGCGCGGATTGCCATTCACCATCGTGATCATGGCGTATTCGACTGCGTTGATACGGGTCAGGATGTGGTTGTTCTTGACCGGGGCGGCCCGGACCGGAAGCCCGTGCGACCGGTAAACGTCATAGGCCGTCGTCTCGTCGGCCTGCGTCCCGTCGTCACCCTTCGGATCGCCGAAAAGCTCGACCTGATAGACCCCGTCGTCACCGCGATGCGCCCCGACCACCCACGACCCGAGCCGGCGATCGAGCAATTGCTTGACCAGCGGCGCAAAGATCGACGCTCCGACACCGCGCCCAGCGATCTCCGCGAAAATCCGCCAGCGATTGTTCACCAGCTGCCCGACGACGCATGCCGGGTTCCGGCCGAAGTCCAGCCCGACATAGACCGGCCAGCCCGGTATAGGCTCAAGTGCCGTCTTCGACACATGGGCATCAGCATTGAACTGTCCCCACACTGGCTTGCCGTCGACATAGACCGTGATCTTGTTGAGGACGCGGCTATCGATCCATTGCTTCGACTTGCCCTTGATCTTTTCCGCATAATAGCCGGGCTTCAGCCACTTCGTATTTTCCGCCAGCGGGTTCATCCGGTAGCCGGTCAGCATCCCGCCTGCATCCTTGATTTCCAGCATGGCCGGCGGCTGCACATGATACGCCCAGGTGTCCGGCTTCTGGAACGACAGCCGCTCCTCTTCCGTCCAATCCTCCGGCAGCGGCACCTCGCCCATCATCAGCGGAATGAAATGATCCTCGCGCGGCGCGTTCATGTCGGCGATCACACCATCCCACGTCGCCCCGCCATCCTTCACCGCCGGGAAGCGCCCGGTCCGGCTTTCCGCCTCGTCGACGATCGCCTTATCGATGAATTCAAGCTCGTTGAACCATATCCCGGTAAACTCGAACGACCGCAGCTTCCGGATATCGTCCTCGCTGTCGAGCGCCAGAAAGATGATTTCCATATCGATGTCGCCGATACGGATCACATGCCGGAAAGGCCGGTCCCAATAAAATCGCCCATACAGATCCTCAGGAAACCAATCCAGCCAGGTCTTGACCGTCGTGTTCTTCAGGTCCGGGAACGTGTTGCGGCAGACCGCCCAGCGCGTCTTGCGCACCCCGTCACTGTTCTGCCGCTGCTCACACGAGATCGACCACATCTTCATGATGCAGGCCGTCGACGTGCCGGACCCGATCGAGCCGCGGATGATCGACACATGCTTGCGGCACTCAAGGAAATCCATCAGCACCGCGCCGTCAGGATCGTAGATCTTGCGGCCCGAGGGATCGATCTCAATCGTGGGAAGCTCTGCCGGCCGATCCGGCTCGATCACATCAAGCATCAGACCTCGCAATAGATCTGGCCGCAAAGCGAAAGACCGCTCCGCATCGCCAATAGCCGCCGCTCCGCATCATCGAAATCGTAGGCGAAGAAATTAATCCCGAAGACCGCATCACCCAGCCGGTAATCCGCGAAGAACGCGAACATCTGCCGACCAGCTTCATCCACCGTCACGAACTGCGGATCGGGCCGGGTGCGCTTGTCGCGTGCTGCTGCGAGATCGAGAACGTCACCCATCAGAGGATGAGCCGACCAAGAGCCATCGCGATAATGACCACGACCGCGAGACTGACACCGAGAACCCAGGCGGGGCCAGAAACCTCAATTGAAGATTTCCCGGTCAATTGCTCAATAAGCCAATGCATTTCAAATCTCCCGACAAGTTGAAAAAAATCTGGATCCGAAATCGCTCAAGTGATGCGAATATGGTGTGAGGGAGGAACTGGGAATTTGGGCGCCAGTTTTGCCCCCACCCCGCCCGCTGAGGCCCTGAGACGAGAACGAAGGGGGTACGGGGTGCCGTTCCTCATTCCTCATAGGGAACGTCCTCGTTACTTGCCATGGCGTTAGCGTCCATGTCCCCCAGATGCTCTATCTGCTGAGGCCTTCTGTCCTGGCTGCGATCGATGCGGATCACATAGCCCGGCGTCACACTCACCGTGTTGTTGACCTGCACATTGACCTGTGTGGCGCCGACCGCGTGGTTCGGTCTGTCCATACCGTCCAAGTACTTAGCTGCCTCGAACTGGATGCGCTCGGTCTTTGCGTCGAGCAATTCGTCCATCTTACGCAGTGCCCGAGGTCTCGCGCTCGTTCTCAGCACCTCCATGCACTCATTAAGGTAGGCAAGGTTGTGGGGCTTGAGGAGCGCTTGACGAAGCGAGATGTCAGCCATGCCAGCGGCTTCGGCGGCTTCTGACCGCTTCATTCCCTCGAACACCATCAGTTCGATGGCGAGCTTTGAGGTGGGGCTGAGCTTGACCTCTTTTTTCTGCTTCCTGACGACTGCTGCGGCTTTCTGTGCTGCCGGCATGTGTGCTGATGCAGTCTGCTTGGAGGGGAACGCCATCGCTTGCGTTTCATCCTTGGAGAGGTTGAGGTGGGTGGCGCTGATGTAGGGAGAGCCGCGCGATGGGTAGCACCGTGATTCGAAGGGCGCAAAGCACAGGTTTATTGTTCAATGAAATCAATGCCGATTATGAACAGGTTGTATCGCCTCTCAAATGCAAGGGGTGTCTATTGTCCATTCGGGCTGTTGGAGATGGCGATTGCGTGGGTGCTCATCACCAATTATAGTGGCGTTTACGGGTGTTTATTGCCCACTGTTCGCGATGGATTTTGCATGAAAGACGATGATGGCGAGCCAGAGCATGTGCTGTGCAAGCGATGGCGTGTGGAGCGGATGAACCTGACGCGTGATGGATTGGCGGCTGCTACTGGCTTCTCCGCGTCGATGATCAAGGACTACGAGAGGGCAGACAGCAAGATCGACGCGAAGGCGAGGCGGCGCTATCGTCTGGTGTGTGCCGCGGTGCATTTCGGCATAGACTTCCATTGGGGCGATGGATCGCTCATGCTGACGAGGCCTTTCAAGCTAACACCAATTGGAGGTGATGAATGACCATGATCGAAAAGGTTGCCCAAGCGATATTCGACGTGCCCATGAAGGGGATAGAAGAAGCGTCCGACCATAAGGACGCGATCATCATGGCTATTGCCAGAGCCGCCATCGAGGCGATGCGCGAGCCGAATGCAACGATAGACAGGCTCTTTAACGATTGGGACTGCTCGCAAATCCCTGAAAGTAGAGACGCTATGAGCTTGCTCGTCGACGCAGCTCTGAAAGACCAATGACCTACCAACCCCGCTACACCTGGAAGCGCACCGAGATCGACGACAAAGACCCGCCGACTGATCTCGACTGGATCGGCATGGACGGCGTGCTGCCGATCGGACGCATCAGGAAAGAGCTGCACGGCCCGACGAAGGGGCAATGGCACTGGGCGGGATGGTGGCCGAAGACCCACAAGGGAGCGCCACCACTGCCGAATGCCGGCTACTCCGACAGCGCCAGGCTAGCGACGCAGATGGTTGAGGAATATTGGGACCGCTGCCACGAGGTGATGACGCCCAGATAGCGTCAGGCGGCCACAAGCGATCGAGCCCGCTTGAAATGCAGGGCAGGGGCATTCATCCGCCCGCCAATGAGATCGAGCGATAGCTGATCAGCCTCGCGCCTCAGAACGACAGGTGCGCGCTTATCCACCTCAACGAGGGCAATGGCGAGGCCGAGCGCCTCAAGCCACAGTGGCAGGATGACCGGGCCTATACCGCGCCCGTAGGATTTCTCCCAATTTTCCAGCTTGTTCGCATAGCCTTCGTGAAAGCCAGCGCGTGCATCGAGCGTCATACAGGACATGCCGAGATCGTGCCGGCGGTCGCGCATGGCGTTAACCAGATCCCCGTATTCCCGAACGACGCGATGCACCTTCGACATCAGAATTCCACTTCTTCGAGAGCGGGGGCAGGGGCGGCCGCAGCCGGCGGCTCAATTTCAGGCTCGAACAGTTGCGGCTCTTCCACGACAGGCGGGCGCATCGAACCAATCGGCCCATAGAAAGCGCCCAGAATGCCGACATAGATACTCCCGGCCGGCACATCACGGCGCCGCGTCCCAACGCTGGCATGCGACTCCGTCGAGAACAGATAGGTGCGCTCCTCGTCGAGCATCTTGCGCTTGGCGGCATCAACGCGGTCCTGCAGCAGCATGGCGGGCCGGGCAACAGGGCGGTTGTCCTCGATCTGCATCCGATCCTCAGCAAGCTTGATCTGCTTCTCGACCCACTGCATTTCGCTGCGGATAGCCGCCGAAAGCTCGGCAGACGAGGGCGCAAATGCCTTCGAGACGCCCTCGATCTCGCCGCGGATCAGCTTCACGATCACCGCCTCCAACGCATGCTTCGTGCACTTATGGCAGGCGATCAGGTAGGATTCCGACAGCTCCTCAACGCTGCCCTTTTTCGGCTGCAAGGCGCGGAATAGCTTGCCGAGAGCCATCGAAATCTCCACGCTCGTAGCTTCCCTCAATCGTCCGTCCATCGTCGTGTCCTCGTCTCGCCATGTCGTTGAAAAAGTCCGCTAAATCCGGCGCTCTGGGCGGGGCTTGGGCGCGATTGTCGTATTTGCCCTCAAGGATTTTGATCAGGCTCGACGGCTGAACAATGAAATCAAGATCTGCCTTCCAGCCCTGTGGGCCACGGCCGCAGCAGAAATCAGATCTCCCAACACGCTCGACGGCAGACAAAACAGCCGGCATACCGTGCTCATCAATTCTAGCTTTGATGCTGGCTTTGCGCTTGTCGCTTACGGCGACCACCTGAGACAGACCGGCTTTGGATGCCATCTCACCGTAGGCCTCGATAACGACAGCCACGGGATCGCTCGCGCATACCTCCTCCTCTTCGTTAGAAGAGGTATTGTTTGTTTGTTTGTTTGTTTTAGTTTGTCTCGCTGGTGTCTCGCGACTGTCTCGCTTAGTGGCCCGCTTGGTGTCTCGGTTGCCATTCTCAGGGAACTGATAAGCGTCGTAATTACAGATGGTTACGACGGTATTGCCTGTCTCGACATCCGTCTCGATCATTGTCTCGGTTTTCAGACGGTCTAAAAAACGCTCGACTTTGGATTTATGCCATCCCCAGGCCTCTGCGATGAACCTTAGGGAGTGCGCCATCTGCCCGCGTCTGAGGTTTACCTTGGCCTTGCCGATGTACTTTTCGCGGTCTTTCCACTCGGCTTCGCTGATCAGCCATAGCCATGCCTCACGCCGCGAAAATTCACGACGTTCCTCGAATAGCGGATGATCAAAGATGCCGCGATCGACGGCTATGAAACCGCGCTCGCTCATTCTGGAAGCTCTGGGCTAAAATCAAACCCTCTGACGGCCCAATCATAAACTTGGTCTGCGCATCCCCACGGATCGCGCCACAGTTCAGAGCCCGTGAACCTAAATACATCGTAACCTTGGCCGCTCAGCGATCTGTCACGAGAGCGATCTTTTGCTGCCTGCTCTTTCGTGCGCTCATGGAAATCGTGCCCGTCACACTCAACAACCAAGCTTCTCCATCGCGCATCGCCCCGCTGCCATCCTTTGGCGCCGCTAAAAACAATACCGTCCGTCCATGCGCTAACCACGAAATCGACGCGAAAACGCTCTATTTCAACCTGAGACTCTACGATCAGCTTCAATCTATTGTTGGTATTTGCTCTCAGCCGGCTTGCATGACTTTTGTCGATAGCAATCAAGGCATCATCGAATTCAGTGCGGCCGTAACTGATCCGATAGAATAAGGCCGCATGAAATAGCTTCTCGATCTCCGAGTCGCCGCGCACCCAACCGTCCATTTCCATGAAATCTTCAGCGACGGCCGCAAATGTCTGCGCGCGAAGAAGTTCGAAACCCATGAGAGATCTCTTACCCATTCTACACCTCTTCCAGTCTGCGGCTCTTGGGGGCCTTGTGCTTGCGCTTGCGGTAGAACAGCATCTCGGGGGCGAGCAGGGTGATCAGATTGCCGTCGCGGAAGATGTAGATGCATTCCTTCGTCACCAGGCGCCCGCGTGTAGCCGTACGCGAGCCCATGGCCCGCAGCACATCGTCAGTGAGCATGCAGAGCTTGACGGCATCCACCGGCAGGCCCGCACGCTCGCAGCAGAATTCAGCCTTGGCGCGATCGTGCGGGAACTCTCGATCACTGCACCAATCATCCACCGGCAGGCAGAGCACGCGTTCGAGGTAGCGGATAACGGCGTGGGAGGAGACGCGCTCAAGCATTTGCCGCCACCTCGCGCCCGATGAACCGAGGACCGCCGGTGTGCTGAGCGTGGAAGCGGTACCAGGAGGCATTATCCTTCCCGGTCTGCTTCGTGCCCGGCTCCCAGCAGAGACGCCCGACCGATAAGATGTGGCTGCATTGGTCCATGAACGGGCCGGACTGCTTCGTGTGTGCCCAATCGGCATCGAGTAGTAGCCAAGTCGGCGCGATCTCCTGAAAGCGGGCGATCATCAGATGCAGGATGTCCCGACGCCACGGCGGGTTGGTAATGATGGCGTCGAAGCTGGCTTCCTCCTCGAACGGATGCGCCAGGGCATCGAGGCCGTTGTCGATATCGCCCTCATAGGTGCAGATGAGACCGTGCTGCTGCAGATGGCCGACGAGATAGCCCTCGCCGGCACAGGGTTCAGCAAAGGTGCGAATGCCGCGCAGATGTGGCATCAGGCGATCGGGCGCCCGCCTGTCAATGGTCTGGTACGCGTCGCGGGATTTGCGGGGGAAGTCAGAACGCTTGCCCATTACTCCACCCCGCGCAGAAGAATGAATCCAGCTACAACCAGCACGCCACAAGCGCCCGCAACCCCAAAGGCAATCGTGAAAGCGCCGTCAGAAGCGAGCGCCGCTCTCATCATAAAGTTGAAGTTGCCCGTGATAAGCATGGCGGCGACACCACACCGGAAAGGAATCTTCTCCATCAGGCGGCCTCCCTCGCCAGAACCCGCACAGCGTTGCGCTCGCTTTCCGTGCCCTTGCTGAAGGCCAGCCGGCAATGATACGGGCACCACGACTTTTCAGCCTGCACCGGATGGCCGCAAAACTTCATCTCGGCATGCTCACCAGTCGGCCAGCGGCATTCGCGGATGGAGTCCGACAGCTCGGTCAACTTCATTTCGAACGACTTCGGGGCAGCGATGCGGTCGACGACAGGCGGCGGTGCGCGGTCGATGATCTTGTTCAGATCGGCAATCGCCTTCGGATCCGGCTTTGCCTTCGGGATGCGGGCAGACCGCGTCATTGGCTTGACCGCATGCATGCGGGCGCCAGAACCGAGCTTAACCCCGCCACCGATGGCGCCGAGATTGAGCCGCAGGATTTTGCCGATGACGGCATTGCGCGACACGCCACCGATCTGCGCCGCCATCTTGGAAGCGCTCAGACCATCAGCGTGAAGCTTCTTCAGCAATTCAATGCGTTCGTCTGTCCATTTCATGTCACACCTCAGAATGTGATAGAGGGCGCGGGAACGCCTTCGAGGCTGATCACCTCGACGACAAGCCCAGCTTTCGGCCCGAGAATTTTCCAGCAGGACGAGAACACCACCTGAGCGTCATCGACGTAGGCGATGGTGTTGAGAGCGTCCTTGACGATCTTGGTGATGTTGTCCGCATCCGGCCGGCTCGACTTCCAGGCACCGTCAACGGCTTGCAAGCGCGCTTTGGTGGTGGACTTCGGCCAGAGATAGACAGCGGCGACCTTGAGCTGCAGCGGCCCGGTCAGCGGCCCGGCGAACTTGGCCATCTGCGCATGAGCTTCGGCGCGGATCATGCCCATATAATCCCGTTGCCGCTTGGGCGTGAACTTGTGCATGGTCTTGCCACCACCAGCACGCGCCCAGGGAACGACATCGCCGGGAATGATGAACTTGATCCGCGCCGCCACCATCAGGCAGCTTCCGGCGCGTCTGACGGGTCCGCATCCGGCATGTCGCCGGTATCGTCATCGTCACCAGTGGCGGGCTGATCGTCCTCGTCCTCGCCTTCATCATCGAAGGGAATTTCCGGCTGATCCTTGTCGGGCACGGCTTCAGCCTTCTGGCCCACGAACTGCTCAGGGCTCGCGAAGATGATGATCGCCGGCTGTCCGATGTTCTCGGCAACCTTCTCGATATTCGAGACCGACGACGAGCAGACCAATTCGGCCTTGATCTCATCCTTGACGGTGAATTTGGTAATGCGCCCGAACATCGGTTCATGGCCTTGTGCGGCGATGATCGCGACCGCACGGCGTACGATCGTCTCGGTAGCGTTCGAAACCGCATAGATCTTGTCGGCCTGCGCCTGCTCGCTCATCTTCGACCAAGGCGTCTGCATGCTGCGTATGTGGGTAAGCATCACGTCGCGCAGATCGCCCGAAAGCGTCTCCGCGGCCATGTCTTCAAGGCTCTTGTCTTCAGCCATTGCCATCGCTCCAATGTTAGAAAGGCCCATCGAGTGGGCAGAAGCAGGGGCGTTAGCGATCCTCCCCGATTTCCGTCTTGGTGACGATCAGCGGCAGATGGTCAGGGCGACCGCGAAGCTGGACAGGCTCAGGACGGCGACGACGCCAGACTTCCAGCCCGCAGTTCTTGAAGAATTCGCCGAGCTGGTTGCAGCCGCTGGCGAGATAGAGAAATCCGTCGACGATAAGACCGCGCATCACTTCATTCCTCCCTTGAGACGTTCCAACTCCTTGCGCTGCCACTCCATGCGCTGTTCCAGTTCGGCGATGTGCACGCCGCGCTCGAATTCCTTCCACCAGCGAGTGCCGGCACCTTCCATGATCGATTGAAGCAGTTCGAACCCGGCATCGGAGCGCAGCAGGTTCACCAGTGCGTCGGCGCCCGGTTCGGTCCGGCCTTCGAGCCAGAGCTTGGCGGCGCGTTCCGTGATTTCGGCACGGCTTGCGAGATTGATGGCAGTTTTTGACGGCCACAGACGACGGGCCATCGCGCAGACGGCCTCAACAGGGGGAATCCTCCTGCCGCGTTTCGAGAATCCAGAGTCCGCAAAAAGAGACGATTGTGCGGACATCAAGCCACCTCGGCAGAACGACGAGGCTTACGGGCTTCGATCATCGCGAGCAGCTTCAAAGCCGGCCCGCGAGGTTTCGTCTCTGTCGTCTCCCACAAGGAAACGGTGCTCTGGTCAACACCAACTTCAGCCGCAAGCTGAGCCTGTGTCATGCCGAGATCTTCGCGGAGTTTTCTGACGTTGATTTCGTTTTTCATCCGCGAACTATGAGTTTTCCATAGTTCATTGTCAATGAGTTTCCAATAGACGATTATGGAATAATCACACCTATGGATTTACATGAACGATTGATCGCCGCTCGAAAGCAGGCTGGCTTTGATACCGCAGCTGAGGCTGCTGAAGCCCTTGGTGTGCCTTACCCGACTTATGCAGGGCACGAGAACGGAAGCTCCGGCTTTCGAGCCGACAAAGGGGAGCTTTATGCCAGGAGGTTTAAGGTTCGCTTTGAATGGCTAATGCGTGGCGCCGGTCAAATGATTGACCTCGCTTCCAAATACCGTGAAATTCTACTCACGTACGATAGTCTTCCTCCTGAGCTTCAGGAGAGTTACGCCGATGTTCTGCGCAAGCTTGCAGCGCCCTACCAACAGCAAGAGCCTGATCAAGAATCGGCTCGGGCAAAAGCAAAATCATCTTCAGAGTAGCGTCGCGCTGTAGGATCTGGCGCATTTCGTAGAACGATAGGTCGCCAGCAAGCGACTTGAGTTGCGAAAGCGTTTCGTCACGCCTCGACTGTTTGCGCACCTCATATTCAATCATCGGCCGCCACCCCACTACTCCCGCTTGCCGCAAACATAATGAACTTTTAACGGGAACACAACAAGAACAAATTAAGCCGTTGCGTCAAATTTGATTCACCCCGGTTTATGACTTTCGACTATTTATCTATGACTTTCTCATATTTCCGATTGACGCATCTATGAGTTTCCCATAGTCTCCTTACATCAAAGGAG